GGGCTGAACCCAATTGTCAGTTCAAACAAAATTACGTCCACCCGTGGTGGTTCATTTATTTGACTGTTGTTAAACAATCAGGACTGTGTTTGCGATTACACAGGGACCACCCAATGGGTAGATATAAAAATCAATCACATAACGGATCTATTAAATACGCGTATGATAAACTAAGTGTAGGTTATTTTTGTTAAAGCTGGTGCACCGACTAAATAACCAAAAGAAAAATCGTCAGCGGCAGCTTGATAAATATAAGCTCCGCCAAAAGTTGCACGGGTTACACCTCCTATAGAAGCACCTGAATCCTGCTTAGCTCGAATTATAGGACCATATATATTATCTTGATAAGTAGAAAGAGGAGTATCTAATCCTTTAGGATCTTGAGAACGACGCAAATATATTAAATTGCGACGAACCAAAGGACCATCAATATTGGTAAGAGTGCCTTCACTAACTACAGAAATAGGAATAGACGAATAATAAGGCACTTCAAATTCTAAAATGTTATTAAGATCAGACGGCACAGAATGTTCAAAGCGTTGCATGTTATTCATTGCAGTAAAAGCATTTAGTTCAGGTTTAGAAACTATTCCATTTTGAATAATATCAGTGCCTCTAACAGCAAGTGTAGGTAAAGTTGACCGATTTGGCAAAACACTAATACTATCAGCAGAAAGAGAGTATGGAATAATGGACCCACTAGCAGTAGAGGCTTCAGCAAAAGAGGAACACCGTGTCTCGAGAGAGGGTATAGAAACAACCTTATAGCGCACTCCACCACGATAAAAACGAAACAAATAAGAAACGCGATAAAGAGGGTGTGAAGAAACAAAACGAGTCATAGCGTTCAATCGTTCAGTAGAAAATGAACCATCAGTCGAAGATCTAGATATAGGATAAACAATACTTTGCACATTGTCAGGAGTATTGGAAGCTTGACCAAAGTAAGCAGGATCCAAAACAACTTGATTAAATAAATATGTATTTGAAATGTGATCGACTGCTCCAATATATGCTCCAAGGTCAGAAGTATTACCTGTAAGATAAGGAAATGGTCGAGAATAATTCATAAGGCAAAAGCGTTTAATAACTTGGCGTAAGTTGGTAATCTTTTCACCAATTGATAGTTGCTCAAAACCAGTAAGACTTAAAGGAGGAGCTTCAAAAACCTTAACACTATCATCTTTAACCTGTTCATTATGACTAGTACCATCAGAAGTTTCATTAAAAATCTGTGCACGAGGAAGTTCTTCGGTATCTAGAAGAGAATCTATATATGCTCTAGATGTAGTAGGATAGGTATATACAGCAATTACCAAAATTTGGAACAGCAAAAGCAATATCCTCAGCACCACTAATCCACAGATTAAGAGAAACAGTATCAGTAACGGAATCACTAGCACGACGTAAACCAGTTAAAACTTCTACAGTTACAAAACCAGTCATGAGTTCTTCCTTTCCTGCAAATGCCGATTCCTTGCCAACTTCCACATGTTTCCATGGAACATTAGAAACATATGGAATAGTAAAAGTTACTTCAGAAGAAACGGAAAGATCAAGAATCCAATTATAAGCATTTTGAAAAGTGGAAGTGCTTGTAGCACCAGAACTAATACCAGCATGATAAGTAATACGCAAGCGTCCAGTATGAAAAGCAGTTTTTGCCACTGTTAATCTATATGTTAAACCTCCACGCCAAAAACTAAACATAGAAGCTAAATAAGCCAAAGTTGAAGGATATATTTGTCCAGAAGTACCCACATATTTATTCTCAACAATACCAGGTGCAACAGGAAATGTTTTTAAAATTGTTGTAGAACCTTGAGTAGTAGTCCATGCAATATTATCTTGGAAAATACTAGATTTCTTTGCAATATACACTATATCCATTTCATCTACTTTACTGGAAAAGACGCTATCTGAATAAGTAAGACCATTATCAGGCATAGCTGCAAGTTTAACTGAGTTATCAATTCCATTAGCATTAGTATAACCCTTGGCAGGAATTGCTGCATATGATGTCAATTTCGACATATCAGTAGGTTTATTCCAACCAAATGTGGAAGCAGCACCAGAAACAGCAGAAGCAACCCAATCAACAGTACGTGCAGCAGAACCAAAAATAGGCATACTCCCTAAAGTGCGAGCAGTAGTTGAAACAGAACTAGAAACTTCACTAACAGATTTAGAAGTTGTAGCTGATTCTTCACTACCAATTTGAGCGCGAATAACACTAGGAACAGTAGCAGCAGAAGAAGTAGGCATTGCAACATCAATATCTTCAAACCATGCATAAACAGAATAAGAAGCACCACTACCAGTAGCAATACTAGAAGCACCATCACTAATAAGATTTAAAGGAACAATAAAACATTCACCCATACTGCCCTGTGTGCTAACTAAATTATAGTGAGATAATGGGGCGCAATAAGGGATTTTAATTTCAGCGGGCGAATTAGAAGCTAAATCTATTTCTACACCAGGATATCCAGTAATATTTGGAAAGTATATATCTGTGCCTGGAGTAAAAGTTGTTCCCAAACCAACCATTGCTTTCCTATTACATGTAGAATCAAAAGGAGCGAAAAACATCCAATAACGACCGCACATAAATGGAGTAGCATTAATCAAAATTCGAACACACACATTTGCACGCAAATAAGCAAAATAATTCAATTTATC